TCACCGTCCGTGATGACCTTGTCGTAGGTGTCGCCGCGCGGAGTCCAACGGGTGTCCTCCAGTCTTTGCAGTTCTACCAAGTCAATGTCGGTGGTGTCTGAATAGCCGACGCTGCGAATAATGTGCCCGATAGCTGCGGAGATTTCCCGTGTCGGCTGAGGGGCTTGCCATACCCCGCCACGGAGCACGGGGAGAATTCGGGTGCATTCCACGTTGATCAGGCTTTCCGTCTCTGCAGCGATCCGGTCTCCGCCGCGGATGTTACAAGTCAGAACCGTAGTTGTTGCGTAACTGTTAGGCGACGAAGCCGGGATATGCGCATACAGCATCTGCCAGATGATCGTGTCCGACTTCTTGGTAGGGTCGATGAGAATTGGCGTCAGGCGTTTCATGCGGCACTCGGCACGCATCGCGTACGGCAGGTTCACCCGGTACGTGTACCCCTGTGCGTCGAGTGTGGACCCGGAAACGTTGGTTGTGATCACGTTCCACGCCCCAGCTACGTCAGCGTCTCGCCATTCGAAAACGTGCGTGGTCGTCAGCACTCCCGGCGATCCGTCACCGCTAAAAAAGATGATACCGCCCGGGTAGAAAACCGTGTACTCAAGAGCGGTCGTCAGCGCGCCGTCCGGAACAGCGGGGAAAGGCCCGCGGTATCCGCCTTCGAGATTAGAGCTGTCCAACTGAATGCGAGCCACGTTAGATGAGAACGCTACCCAGCCCGGCCAGTCGGAGTCTACCGCCCCGCCTGACGTAAGGCGTTCCACAGCAATCACCGAGGTGCCAGAAGCGATTATCCGGTAACGCAGGCCCACATACCCGATCGCCATTGTCTGGGAACCGGTAACAAGTCCGACGCCTGGCGAACCGCCGACGTAGTTCAGTTGCAGAGTAGTGGAGGTTACTGAAAATACCTCGTAGACACCTTGGTTTGTACCCTGTATTTCGATAGTTTCACCGGCAGTGAATCCAAGTTCTGCAATCTCCCCCGTGATAACGTCTCGCCCGCCGGTGCCGGTGCCGTCATTGACCGTGTATACCCGCGGGGCTGCGATAACGACCACAAGGCCGTCTTCCCAGTCTGTAGGAAATGTCCCTGCGCCGCTCGGTATCGTAACCGTATCATCCGCGAACGTCATTACGCTTGCGGTAACGAACGGGGTAAGTGAAGACGTTACCGTCAGCTCAAGACCCGAAGCCCCTGTAGAACTTTGGCCGACTTCTGGGGCCTGGTACCAGTACAAGCGGGCGGTATCCGAACCTAACGACTGGCCCGGTTGGTAAATAGTGAAGTAAGCGTCTTCGCCGAGTGAGATCAGAGGCGTCTGTCCGGTCTTAACTTTTGCAAGTGGAACTTGGTAACTACCTTCCCCGATAGCGAGCCCCATCTCGACGCGTTGTTCCCGAGGCGCTGCGAAGTACCGACGAGCCGGAACAATAACGTCAGGGTAGCGCGAAGGGTTAAAGCCTAAACACTCTGGGCGTACATCGTTGATCTTGATGCGGTTGCCCTTTGATGAGGCCTCATCAATCGCTTTGCCTTGGCCCCTGCCATTGCTCGGCAAGCCTGGGATCTTTGGCATCAGTGCGGCAAGCACTGCCTTCGCACCAAATACCAGAGCAAACGTGATGGAGAAGGGGTCAGTACCTTTCGGCTCCCGATAAATCTGCACCTCGTCCTTGGCGTCGAACTGAGTAGAAAGCCACTGACGAGGCAGCAAGCGCTCACCGTTGAGGTAGAGGCTTATTGCCAATTTGTTCAGATCGGTACGTCGCGAAATACCGTGACGGTAAAGCCATTCGGCCAAAGTTTGGCGCTTGCGCACCTTGTAGCTTTCCTTGCCCTCATCGGAAAGGCGACTCGCGTAAATCTCGATCATGTCTTATCTCGATGAAAGGTTACGGTCAGGTGCTCACGCAACCAGCGGTGCAACGGGATGCAACGCGGGCCGCGCTTTGGGTTTATCTCCAGAATGCGCAAACCGTCATCGAAAGCTACGACCAGGGCCACGTGTACGCAGATGCGGCCGGTCATCACAGCAGCAATGGCCCCGTCTTCCGGCTCGCAGGGCTCCATCTCGGATGACTCTTCCTCGTAGGCTCGGGTGAACTCGCGCGGGTCAGTATTGCGCAGAGACCCGTAAGACGCGAGTAGCCGTTTACCCTGCTCCACGTGCCTGACTTGGCGGCATAAGCCCCAACAGTCAAACTTCTCGGGGCCACGCGCGCCGTCTTCGTAGGTGCAGGACAGGTAACGGTTGACGAATTCCATTACAGGTATCTCAAGGCCGGAACGTAGTTCACAGTGTACAACGCCCGGGGCCACGCTACCCCAATCATGTTGAAAAAACCCGTTTGTAGCTGGGCTTCCTGACCTTGGATTTCTCCGGACAGCAAAGTGAGGACATATGGTTTTTCCGCGGGTGCCGAAAGATTTCCGCTCAGGTAAGTTCGGTAAATAGCCGTGACCCGAGCGTTCGCGTCGATAGCCTGGTCGACCTTGGCCGAAACTTCACCCGTGGTGTTATCGACCGCGAAAGCGAGTGTCTGGTTACCTTTGTTGTTCTTCGCCGCCAGGGCGATATCGATGTTCGCACCGATGAACGTAACAGTTCGAGCGTCCTCCGTAACCACTGTGATGTCCTCGAAGCCGGTGCAGATGAACACCGGTTCCGCCCACGCCGAACAAGTCAATTCAAGCGTCCTGATAATCTCATCAAGACGCTCGTTGGCCCCGGCGTTTACTTCAGCCAGGATTATGCTCATCGCAATTTCCGCAAAGAAACCCGAAGTAAACCAGACGGCACATCGACGGTAGAAGCGGTGGCGTTATGCAATAACACCTCAACGTTGCCGACCGCAGTGACCGTACCGGAAAGCTTAACGCCGTTTGTCGCAACGCTGAATGAAACGTCGACGTAATCCCCGAACTGCGCAGAAGCCAACGGTACAATGGTCGTAATGATTGCACCGGCTGCAAGAGACGGCGGATCGTAGGTGACCACGGCATTGAAGCCGCCGAAGGGTTGCACGGAGTAGCTACCAGCTTGAGAGTTTGGCAGGCCTACCGGCTGCGCTTGTCCGATGTTGTTGAAGCGGTTAGAGGAATCAATCAGCAGGCCATCAGGTAGCAGGAAGGCGTTCACCGCGTAGCCGGACATGTAACCGACGCTTGCGCCGGACATGGTGAAGTTGACCGCAGTTGTTCCAAGGTAAACGCCGTCAGTGCCAACAACCAATCGGTTCGCACCACCAAACGTGATGTTGGCGCCTTCGATTTTCATGTTCCGACAGCCCGCTGTGCCGATGGAAAGGTTACCGTCGATAAGCCCGCCATCAGCAAAAGCGCCAACGGTGATACCAGTTGCTTCAACACCTGAGTTGTTGGAGAACCAGTTGCCGCCGATCAGGAAGGCTTTAATCTTGTCGACGTACAGGCCCGACAGACCGCACGTGTCATTGTCGTTGTCCTGCCATTTGAAAGACGCACCCGCATTGGCTGGGGTTGTTGCGTCGAATACAACGCCATGGCCGCTGGTGTTGAAAATGATGTTGTGTCGGCCAAACAAGCCTTCAGTAAAATCGCTGGTTACAAGGCCGCTTACCCCACCTTCAATTCGGTTCCGGTAGAACGACTGGTCAATAGATCGGCCAGCACCTGCGTCAGTGCCATTGATGAACACGCCGTAATTGATGCAGTTGTCAATGTACATGCCGACAAAGTCGTTGATGATTCCTCGGCTGATAAGGATACCGTTTTGGATCTTGTTGTTCCCGTAGATCCGGCTTTCATAGAACTTGCAAACGCCGCTGTAATACAGACGAATACCACAAGTGCCAACACCGCCAGGCTGTACGCGTGAAATGGTGTTGTGCGTCCAGTTGACGCCGTTGATTTGGGTGATGTTGTCGCCCACACGGAAATTGTCGAGCAGGCCAGAGGGGTCGTTCAGCACGAACTCGGCGTACCCGCTGTTGAACTCAACAGGCTTCGTGATGTAAATCGTACCACTGTGGCGATACCGAGCCAGCCGACCCATCTGGGAAGTCAGCTTCGGCGCCCGAGGCGCTGCAAATGCTGCGTTCAAGTTGGCGGTGTTGTCTGTCGAATCGTCACCAATACAGCCGAAGTCCTCAAAGCGGAACTCTGCCATGGGGCGAACAAAGCGACCATTGCCGACCACTGCGGTAGGCTTAAACACCGTCCCGCCGTCGGCGGTCAAGGACGAACTAGCTTGCCACGTCAGAACACCCTCACCCAAGCCTGGAGTGCCTGCATAAAAACCTTTCAAGTAGACCACGACGCCGTCAGTGGTTGGCGCGAACGTCAGCAGTTCAGCGACGCTATTGACGACAATCAGCGCTCGCCCAACAAGAGATGCACCTTTCGACAAATCCGTCGAAGCCAAGTCACTTTTAAAGCCTGCGTCAGCAACATCGACAAGCTTTGTCAGGTCGGTCGCCCATGTACCGGTCAAGATAACGGGGAAAGAAGACGGCAACTTGATGCGGTAGCTTTGGCCGGCCCGATCAATCAACTGGGTTGGACGATCAACAGTGAGCGGAGAGCCGTCAATATAAACAAGATGGACGGGCTCAAATCCAGAGGCCGCAAGAAAAGCCTGGAACTCGGCATCCCAATTGGAAATCGAAGTGTTGAACCTTGTTTCAAACCCTGCCCATGTTTCACGACGCCGATTGAATCGGTCGTAAAATGCCGGGCCAAGGCTATTCATCGCCTCATCAAAATTAGAGGCGTTATCGTAAAGATCTTTCGGGTTAGTCGACCCTAAAGGATTGAGCGTGTTGTATGTGTTGGTCATATTTTTCACTCAGTCCAGAGGCATAAGAAGGTCGAATGCGATACCGTTTGCCGAGCTGCAATTCTGGCACTTGATTGTGCCGTCGGTATCGATAATCACACGGGGTACTGTTACGCCACCAGTTACGGCTACGTTTGGTGCTGCAACGATGGCTACCCCAATTTGGAATATTGGCCTGAATCCAACAGGCAACGTTCCGACGATTGTTCCGTCAGTAGCGGTCCCGCCTGCAACGTTAAACTGCAATTGTACCTGGCCGAGTATTTTTCTGTATACGGCACGGCGGCTTGCGGTGATCGCCCAACCATTAGAAAGCGGGACGTTTACCCAGGCTGTTGCGGCGCCTAAGGCTGCAAGTGCAGCGCCAGCCGTTGTAGCGCCTGTACCGCCCTGTGCGATTGACAAAGCAGTGGTCAGACCGCCGATCGACGTGATGTCAGTGTTTGCACCAGACTTTGCAGCGGCGATACCGCTGCGCGCGCTTGCCTGATCATTGCCGCCTGTGCCGCCTTGGTTGACTGGGAGCATGGTAGTCAGGCCAGTGATAGACGTGATGTCAGTGTTTGCCCCGGATTTTGCAGCACCTATGGCCGTGCGGAAAGCTGCCCCATCGGCACTACCGGATATCCCCCGAACGTACGCGCTCAGGTCGTAAGTCGACATTGCCACGGGGCTTGCAGAGCTGAAGTACACCGCTTTGTTCACGGCTGCTACGGCTGCTGCCAGAGCGGAAACGTTCGGGCTCACCAAGGATGCAGCATCCAGCTCCATTTGGTGCCAAGTCTTGCGAAGCTGGCCGAGCCGATCTGGCTCTGACGCGGCGGTGCTTTGCAAAAACCGATCAAACGCCTCGGCGTTATCGTCCAGGTCGCGAGGGTCGATCGACGGGACGGGATTACCAGTGTTGTATGTCATGGCGTTGGCCAGTCCTCGTTAATGGTTTCGTCAAAAGTTTCAATGTAGGTCTGCCATGGGTTAAGTGGCCACTGACGGTTCATCGCAAAATCAAAGATGTCCGCGTGCAAAATGTATTCAGGCAGAATTTCTGCCCATCCTGGTTCAAGCAATGGTCGTTTCCTCACTTCGCAAACTACGCGATAACGCCATGAAAATTTCCCCGTAAGCTGTCCGCCTACCGGTGTTTCAGTAAAACGAACTTCTTGCTCGTCAAACCCCAAAGGGGTCAGCAACGTCATTGTGAACCAGCCGGCGCCGACTACCTGAGCAGCCCATGCTTCAAACAGAGAAGCTTGCGGCGAGGACATAATCCAAGACAGTTGCACCATCGTAGGTACGTTACGAAACTCTATTCGCTGACGCGATCTACCGCTATCCATCTGCGTTCGGCGGATATTGTTGACCGGCGTGAACTCGTAACTTTCCCGCAGCGGGCAGGGAAGCCCTTCAGGGTAAATAGGGATCGCCATTACCGGCCCGCCGTCTGAAGGCCGTACTTACGGCCCATCGCGTCAGCCACTCGGCCATCTCCCAACAGGTCCGCTACGAAAACATCGATCATTTCTTCCCCCTGATCGCCGCGACGTTTTTCCGTCTGCCCGGCGCGTGATGCGTCTTCGATCAAATTTACCGTAGTGCCGCCGTTTCCGGTCGGGGACTTTATGTCGTTTAGCGTCTTATCGAGTTTGGCACTGGTCTGCGCAGTGGTCACACGTTCGCCCTTCTGCAGCAACCACGTTCCTGTCTGGGGCACAGAATCAATGCCGTCGTGCGCCATGCCTGCCAAGGCCACACCTTCCGCGATTGCCGTAGTCGACAGAATCGCAGCAGCTGCAGGCACAGAGTTAGTGCCGAACGATGCCAGAGACGCCAAGGCCGCAGCCGGGGCGTATGCCGCAGCAATGGCCGTGCCGGTTACGGCAGCCTGCGCGATAGACGCAGCAGACGTTGTCGACCCTACCAATAACTGCACACCTTGATAGACCAGCCACTGCGCCGCCATCTGCACCAGCGCGCCCACGATTGATTTCACCATCAGCGCACCGAGGTCCGCGAACGCTTCGCCCACGGTTTTTGTGCCGTCGAGAATCGACATGAAGCTGTCCGCAAGGCCGCTGCTCAATGTGTCCAATGTGCCACGTACGAACTCCGACGCCTGCGCGCTGTAGTTCGTTGCCTCTTCCGCCCAGTTCATCCAGCCTTCGGATGCGCCGAGGAAAAAGTTACCCTGCGCTTCGTCGAGCTGGTTGTAGTAGTCCTGCTGCATGACCAGGCGCGACGCCAAATTCTCTTCGAGAATATCCGTTTCCTGTTGGTACAGGTCTTCGCTGATCTGTCCGGTGTTGAACTGCTTGTTCAGCTTGTCGACTTCGGACTGATATTCCTTGCGAATCGACAGGTCTTCTTTGAGGCGTTCGCGACCCTTCTCCCCCATACCCAGACCGGTCAGGGCGGAGTTCAGCCCGTCCTGTGCTTGGCTCAACTTGGACGATTGGTTCTCTTGGAAAGCCGCCAGTTTCGCCGCTTCCTCGTAACTGGTCTTGCGGGCGGCAATTTCTTCTTCGAGCGCCACATTGCGCTTAAGCTGCGCGCGCAACAAATCCTGACTGGCGAGAATCGATTTCTGGTCGGCTGTCTGTACCGTGGTTTCTTTGATGTTCGCGATGCGTTGTTCAAACTCGGCCAATGCTTTGGCTTGAACGCCGAGCGTTTTGTACTTTCCGGTCTGCTCGTCGATCGAGTCAGATTGCATCTGCAAAGCCGCGGCTTGTTCGCGCAGAGTGCCGAGCAGCTTTTTACCGGCGTCCTCGCGAACCGCTTTCGGTGCCGCTACCTTCGCGTCCTTGTACTTCTCGTTTATCGCCGCGATGTCTTTCGCCTGCTGCTCAGCAGAGATCAGCAGCGACTTATCGCCCGCAGCCCGCGATGCGGTGACACGGCGTTCTACCAGTTCACGATACTGGCCGAGTTCACGAGCGCGCTTGTCAGCGTTGCTTTCGGTCTCCCTGCGCAGCTTGTCGAGTTCGACTTGATCGCGCAGCGCCGTAGCCTGCTGCTCCTGCTGAAAGCCTTTGGACGCCGCGCGCCTATCCTGTTCCTCTTTCAGAATCAGCTTCTGCGTTTTCTCAGCCTGCAGCGCGTCTTCCCGGAAACTATCGCTCGGTGCCAAGTTGCCGACGCCGTCGCTCGAATTCAATCGGCGCGCGTTGGCGATGGCGTTCAGCTGCTCATCCAGGTTATTGATCTGCTGAGCCAGAGTGTCTTCGCGACCGATGTTCAGGGCGGCGTCCCACGCAGCCTTGGCGGCGCTTTTAACAGCATTCCAGCCCGACTCGAGGGTGCCGAGGTTCTTCTGCACTGCACTAGCGGTGCGGCCGAGTGCTTCCTCGTATGCGGTATTGGCGACAGCCGCAGCCTCTTGCACCTTGCCTTGTTCCTGCAACGCCTTGATCTGCTCGTAGGTGGAGGCAGTCAAGAAATTCATGGACTCGTTGAGCTTGAGGATTTCGCCGGCCGGATCCTTGGCAATTTTCTCGAAGTTCTTGACCGTCTCTTCAGCGGCCTGTCCCGTCGCTTTCTCGAAGGCGATCGCCGCCACCGCGATACTCTCGAAAGCTTCTTTCGGGATACGCGTGGACGCCGCCAGTTGCGCCAGTACGCCGGCGGCCTTGCCGACAGTCCCGCCAGTCAGGGATATCTGTTGCGCAAGGTCGGAGAGCTGCGCAGTCGTGGTGCCAGCGGTGTTGCCAGTCATCGCGAGCGCGGTGCTGAAGGCGGTGGTCTCGTCACTGCCTTGCTTGTATGCGAGAGCGAGCGCTGCGGCTGCGGCTGCTGCCACAGTAAAAGGATTGATCAGGCCGACGATATATCCGCCCAGAGCTTTCGCCGCAGGGCCGATGCCGCCAAACATGTCCTTGAGCTGGCCGCCCTGTTGCAGGAAGACCGTCAGCGGGTTCTGCCCGGCTTGCAGGGAGACGGCGATATCAGTGAATTGTGCAGGAACGCCCCGCAGGTTCGCCGCGAGTTGCTTAGCGGTCAGACCCTGCGCGTTATAGGCTTTGTCGAGCTTTGCGAAGGTCGCGACGGTTTGGTCAGCGGCAGCCTTCTGTTGATTCAGGACAGCGGTGTACTTGGTGTAGTCCTCGATCGGCAGGCGCCCAGCTTTAAAGTGGGCGTCAAGCTTCTGCTGCTGCGCGTCGAGGCGGTTGAGTGCGCCGGCCACAGGGTCGATCTGACCGACCAGACGTTCCAGCGATTCGCCTTGACGTTTTGCCTCGCGGGTTGTCGCTGCCAAAGAGCGTTCGGCCTGATTCATACCGCGCTCAAAGCCTGCGGTATTTGCAACGAGGTCCACGGTGAGCTGGCCCAGAGACGATACTGCCACTTTATTTCCTCCGGGACGCTTGCAGCACTTTTAAGAAGTCTTCTGGAGTCGCCAGTCTCAGCTCATCATCGGACTCTCGGTTCGGGATGAAGTCGTCAACCTTGACCTTTTTGTTGCCCATCAGCTGCGCACCTGTGGTGCAGATCAACGCGGCCGCTTGCTCTACCCGCTCAGCAATGTTCAAGCCCCCATGGCGCTTAATGTACTGAGCCCATTGTCGCGCTTCGACCATCGACATGTTCTGTTGGGCCTCGGCGATCGTGCGACCACCGATCCCGTTCAGCACTATTTCGAACCAGAAGTCTTCAGGGGCTTCGTCTTTGCCGATTGTGCCTCGTTAACCGCCGTGATCAGCGCCAGGAACAGCGTGTCGCACATCGCACCGCGGCCTTCAACGCCAGTCGTGCCGAGGATGTCAGCCGTGGAAAAAATCGGGCCGCCTTCCCCGTCACACACCATGGTCGCAATCCGCGCGGCCAGATGCTCCTGATTACCTTCTGCCGCTTTCCACGTGTTGGTGATCGTGTGGTACGAGGCGAGACGAACGTAAATGTCGGCGGTCAGCTCCTCGCCTTCGGTGTTGTGCCAGGTGATCTGGCGCTTCACGAAAGGCTCTTTGACGAACGCGCCCTGCGCGACCAAGTCTTTCAGATTCAAGGTCATGGATTAGCTCGTCGACTTTGGAATGAGAACCGGTTCACCGGACACTTGAATGCCGACGGTCGAGGTGACCATGGTGTTCAGCGCGAAGGAGAATGGGAAGCTGTTCATGTAGCCCTCGAAAGCGATCCAGCTACGGGTCGGAGGGAACACGAATTCCGGGTCGCCATTGCTGTCGGTGCCGGTGGTCGGTGCCACAGTGCCGTCAGAGAAACCGATAGCCCACTGGAGCGTGACGCCGGCGGTCTTCAACTGGTGCAGACGGACCTGATTCACGTCAGCCGGGTCGAACTGCAGACCGAAGGTTGCTGCACCTGGAGTTGCCAGGCCGGCCTCGTATTTACGGGCCAAGTCGTTGAGGCAAGTGGTTTCAATCTGGTCGATGGCGGTGTCGATACCGTCAATCGAAGTGACGCAACCCACGTCCAGCAAATCGCCGGTATCGGGGTCGATCGTGAAGAGATCGGTTCCTTGTGACTTGATGGTCATGGGTGAAGCCTCGTCGAATGAGTGAACGTTCGGCGGAAGCATACCATGCGGCGGGGGATTCGCAAATGCGGGAGTATGGCCTAGGTTGACGAGTGTGTCAACTACGATTTACCAGCCAGGTGACGTCGAAGCCGGTGCGCCATAGTTTCGTGTCTTCCTCGCGATCCGTACCGCGGTAGGAGCCGAGGTTGCTATCCAGCTCAATGGCATAGCGGATCGCCTTGGCGCAATCGGTTGAGGATTTCTGCGTGAGACCGTACACGTCCACCTGAAGCTCCGACCGGTCAGCGTCAGGGCGGCAGTTAAGCATATTGAACGGTGCGCCGCCGATCCACTGGTAGACCACGTAGGGCTTGGCGACGTCTTGCGGCGCAGCGCCGAACGGGTAAATACGTGGCGACGTGCCGCCGAGCAGCGCCTGGACGGTTGGGTCAGCTTTGCACACGGTGTAGAACGGAGTGTCCATTAATTCAGATCCAGTTTGACCAGTTGGAAGCGTGCGCTTGATAGAAATTCCTGGAAAACCTGCGCCGCGTTTTCTGAGAGGGCTCTGCGCATGAACGGTTGCGACCGACTGCGAGAGGTCCCGAGTTCAACGAATATAGCAGCGTAGAAGGTATTACCGCCGCCCACGCCGCGCTTTCTCTTACGAACACCTACTGAGATTTTCGTGGAACCTGTTTCGTTGAAAAACTTCGTATCCTCGATCAGCGCCAAGTTTTTCGGGATGTAGTTTGACGTGGCCGGATCATCGACACGGGAAGCATTATCCTTGGCCGCGGCGAGTACGATATCCATCGCGTCTTTGGCCGCCGGAACCACTACTTGACGCTGCATTTCCTGAGGCAAAGTACGGAACGTCCTAGAAAGCTGTTCAGCCCCCTTCAGTTTGAAGGTCACCCAGTCCGCCATTTCTTCGCCCTCTGTGCTTTAGCTCGTGAGGCAGCTTAGCACCTTTCGACCAATTATCCTCTGCCCACAAGGGCTGCAAA